AAAGAAGCCGCAGTTAGTTTGTTATAAGCTCTAATGAAATTTTTAAAATTATAAAGCTTATTTATCGTAGTACCAGAGTTACTAAGGTCTCCTGCATCATCTAAAGAAATGCCGTTAACAAATGGTCCAGTAGCAATTGGATAAAATTGTGCATCCTTTAATATGTCAATGTTTTGCATCAAAGCAGATTGATTTACTATTCTTCTAGTATTTAATTTTTCGTCTTCTTCACTCATATTTTATATTTCCACATATTGAAACAAATTATTTAAATCAGTAGGTATGTAAAAAACATCACCTATAACAAAATGAGCATCAGTTGGTTTGCTATTATATAGTGCTATAATCCACCATAACTGTGGATCATTGTAATATTTTTCTGCATACTTAGACAAGCGATCTCCTCTTTTCCAAACTGCTCCAACTGTTTTGATATTTATTCTATCTAAATAAGTTGGCATTTTAATCTGCCCAGATGTATAATGCCTTATTCCTTGAATATTTTTAATGTCTAATATTTTTTGAATTAATTCACTATCATTGTATTTAGTTTTTCTATTTTTATATCTTTTTATTGTCATCTAAAATACCTTTAATTAAAAATAATTTAATCTAAGAGAAGAACCAGGAACATCTGTATGTAATACTTTAAATGACATGCTAATGTTAAATTCACCCGGTATAACTCTTCCGTCTGAAGAAAAACTTGTATCAGCTGCATCAAATTTTAATTTATGTTTAAAACTGGTAATGGCAGCAACAAATTCATTATTTTTTAATAAACTCATAAAAGATATTTGAAACAATGGAGATTTTTGCATGACTTGAACACCAAAATTTGAAAGTTCTTTGAAATTTGTTATTTGTTCTTCTGATTTTTGTATTTCTTGTTGTATTGGTTCTTGAGCTAAGGCCGGGGCAGTAGAATTCGCAAGTATATTTCTAAGACCTTCTGATTTTGCTTTTAATTCGTTTAAATTATTTTCAAAATCACTATATTTAGGATATAAACAAAAAATAAGAAGTTGTAAATAATCAAAATTATCACTTGCCGTTTGAGCATTCTCTGCAACTACATTAAAACTAAGATTTACTTCTCTCGTTGTTCTCTTATAGGTCATTATTGGATCCATTCTTCCGAATGCTTCATATGAACCCCATTCTGGTTTATATGAATCGTCAAATTCAAAATCGTAAGGAAAAAAAGAAATTTCACCAATGTTATGAGCAAGAGATTTTATTTTTATTTGCGCTCTTTCATTTGTATTTGGAATGTTAACCATAAAATTACCTTATCCTTATTTTGTTGAATTTGCTGCTACGCGATTTTGAACTTGATATGCACTTTGTACTATTCCAACTGACTCAAGGGTATTCTCAGCTTGACCCCTTGCTATACCTTCTATATCTTTTTGTAGAATTTCAACTATAGTTTTCTTATCTATTTGAACAATAAGAGGAACAAACGCTGTTGTTTGTTGTGCTGGGATTAGTGCTTGTGATGACCTTGCTGCTGCAGCTGAAGATACAGCATCTGCAGTTTTGGTTACAGCCGATGCTGCAGCACCTACTGTTTCATTTAGCACTGTTTTAGCGTTACCCGTAACATTCAAAGACATGTTTGCAGACACAGAAGCTAATTTTTGTAAATTTTCTGCTAATAATCCAATAGCATTTGCAAGATCATTTATTGGAGATAAACTTGTGTTTGCTAAGTCACCTAAGAAACTTATTAAACCACTTGAAAACTCACCTATGTTTTTTAATTCTGATAATGTTTTAAATGAAGTTGATATTTTTTCTAATGAATTGCCTAAAATAAGAAGAGCAACCGCTATAGCAAGAATAGCTGCTATACCTATTGCAATAAAAATAGCTTGTGGTCCACTGAATGCCATGCCAAATCCTGCTATAGCAAGTCCAAGACTAAGGATTAGAACACCAATACCAGCAACCATTTTCCAATCAACTCCACTAAATTTATTAAGAGCTACTCCAAGCAAGAATAACGAACCAGCAATTAGTATTATAGCAATTGAACCAGTAGCAAAAGATACACCGACTCTTTCTAAAAGCTTTGCCACTCCAATAAGAGCAAAAATAGAAACAACAGCGATTGCAATGCCTTGTTCATTTATTTCCTTACTACTAAGTTCCTGTAATGCTTTAGCAAGAACATATAATGCTGCCGCAAACAACAATATTGCACCGGCCGCTTTTAACATGTTTCCGGCATTAGAAAGGAGTCCACTAGTTGCGCTTGTTGCAGGAGAAGCGGCGCCTGCAGCAGCACCCGGAACAGATGCTGGTCCATGTTTAAATTTTGATATACCTTCCATGCCACTACCGGGTGCATTAGTAGCTTTCCATGCTACCAGCTGTGCAGTAGCTTTTGCAATACTTTTTGCTATATAATTCCAACTTCCACCAAGAAATCGATTTTTTATTGCAAGTAAACCAACAAATATTCCAACACTCGTTATAGCACTCACAACTTGTCCAAATGTTCCGCCTATTTTTGAAGCTAAATTTGGTAAAAAAACCAACAAATCAACTAGGATTCTGAAACCTTCTATAACAGGATCCAATGCAATAAATAAACCATTTAATGTGCTTTGTAATTTATCCATTCCCAAGCTTACACTTGCAGCTTGTTCTGCAAGTGTTTTTTGTACGTCTGCAGATTGTGATTGTTGTCTTGTATTTTCAAGCGATGTTTGGCCAAATAATTTTGCTGCTTCATTTAAATCACTAATTCCAGCTGCATTTGCAATTGCCATTTTTTGAAAACGGTTCATACTTTCAAATTGCATTCCACTTGCTGCAACGCCTTCTTTTAACAATCTTATTCTATCTTCATCGCTTGCAGTTAAGAGTTCAATACTATTAAAATAATCACCGCCCAATAATGTATTTAAATTACCAACTTTTCTACTTGCATCTTCAAATGTATCAAATCCTTGTGCTATTCCAACAAGTTTACTAATTGCAATACCAGTTTTCAGTGATTGTTCTGAAAGACCAGCAAGAACTTTTGTCATTTGTTCGCCATAACCAACAAAACGACTTGAGTTTTCTGCAAATGCCTGGCTTACTGCACTGAGAGCAAGACGATTTTTTGCAGCCATTTGAACAAAGCTTTCTTCTATCTTTCTTGCTTGTTCTGGAGTTTTGCCCATGGCTATAACAAGAGTGTCAAAACCTTTTGCGGCTGATGCAGAACTAACTCCAACTTTTGTTAATTGCGCAGTGGCAACCTGCATATTAGATATTGATTGCGCTGAATAATTTGAAAGACCTATAAACCCCTCTGATAGTGCCTCAAGAGCTTTCATGTTTTCCGGACCCGTTATACCGGTGCCCAATGTTGCTGCTTGTGATAGTCTACCAGCTTCTCTTAAATTACCTAAAAGACCGGCATACCCACCATTTGATTTGCTTATTGAAATAATATGTTTTTCTAATTCGCTTCCATATTGTTGGGAAACTTGCCATATTTCTTTACCTATAGAAAGTATACCTTCTTTAAGCTTCTTTTGTTTTTCTAATTTTTCTATTTCACGACCTTGGTCAAAGGTTGTGTCTTTTAATATTTTTCGTTTTGCTTCTAGATACTTTAAATCTTCTGTAGCTTGTTTTGCTGCCTCGCCGCCTTTTTCAACAATTTCCTTTTTAAGTTTAATCTGCTCAAGTACTTGTAGATAAGCTTTTTGATTAATTTGAAACTGACTTTTTAATTGTTCAGCGTGTTCTTCTTGTAATTCAAGTATAACTCGTTCGGCATCAACTAAATCATTTTTGTTTTCTTTTGCTATTTTAATTTTTTCATCTACGTCTTCATATTTTTTATTGCCTTCACTGATAAGTTTATTTAATTCTTCTTGAACTTTTTTTATGTCTTTATAATCTCTTAAGATACTTCTTACTCTCGCTTCTGTCTCTTGAGACAGTTCTTGTTGTTTTTCTGATTGTTGTTTCATCAGCTCTTCAACTAGTTTACGAATATCATCAGCCATTTAATAGATTCCTTAAATAAAATTATACCTTGCTACATTATTATTTAGTAGCAAGGTATAATATTTTCTTTATCTTCCGCGAGAAGCTTTTTCCATCTGGTCAGCTTCTTCTTTTTTCTGTTTCACCAGACGCTTGACAAACCAGTCACGTATTGGTATTGGTAAGTTGTAGGCTTCTGTAAAACTCCACCCTCCATGATATTTGAGGGCAAAAAACATTTCATACACACTTTCAATGTACTCATCACTTAACCCAAAAGAATTCCAAATTAAATGGAACCTCGATATCTGCACTGTACTCACAGGCTTTGCATTCAAATTGTTGAGTTAAATCAACATTTGGTGTAATAGCTTTGTATGCTTCTTTCAAGAATCTTGAATCTCTTACCGGCATAATATCAACAAACTGAGATATGAGCTTTTTATCTTTTTCACCTTCTGCAGAATCAATTAGCAATTTCAATTGCTGTGTATTGCTACTGTCAACAGTGCTATTTTTATTTGCTTCAGTTATTTGCATGATGGCCTTTTCATCAGAACCATCCATCAAGCGGATATGGATATCCACACCTGTTTGTGGAAGGATAATTGAAAATAACTTGCCTTCAATATGCTTAATTTTATCTGCTAAGTGTTCTGGGACAGTTCCATCAGATAATTTTTTATTTTCATCTAATAGAAAAGAGTGTTTTGCAACGGTATTACAAGCAGGACACCCCACACTTGTAACATATTTGCTTCCAAATCCTGAAATTCTTGAATCAATCAGGAGAGCATTTCTATCTCCAACCAATAAGTCAGATGTACTTACAGATTTATCAACAAGAACACTTTCTAATAACCTATCAAGAACTATTCCTTTCTTGATAAGAGCCTTTGAAGTAAGAATATCTTCTTCTTTGGCTGTCATAAACTTTATTTCTAAAGTTTCTTTTCCATGTAAGGAATTCCCTGGTTTATAGAATTTACCTTTTGATGGAAGTTCTACAAAAAGAGTTGGAGCGGCAAAGGCCAAGTCTAATTTTGACTTAAGCCCGCCGCTTGCAACTACATTTGTAGAGACTTGGTCTTCAGCTGCTAATTGCAGTCTGCGTTCATTATCTCTATCATTCATCTATCACCTCTATTTCGCTAACAATGTACTACCAGGTAAAGCTGGTGTTTCAAGTGAACACCAATCATATCTTACTTGAATGGTCACAGTTAAAATATCTTCTGAACTATAATCAAGCGCATCTGGTTTAAACGATTCTAACCAAGCATTTTTTAAAGTCCAAATTTCAACAACTCCCTGACCTTGTGCCAAACCACTTGGCTCTATCAAAGTAGTTGCATCAGTCAGAGAACCTAGAACACTAATTTTAACACTTCCAAGGGCACCAACAGCTCTTTCTTTTCCTATTGTTCTAAATTCATTATCTCCACTAAATACCTGCAATCCAGATTGAACAAATGCCTTCAATAGAGCTTGATTCGTATCGGTAGCTTGTTCGGCTTTTGCAGCAATATCAACTAATTTAATATTAATAGGATTTGGCTCCCAAGTTACACGACCAGGATGAAAATAAGTTTTATCAAAATATTGATGCGGAGTTGAACCGACTTTTACACCGGGACGTTCACATGTTTGAGCAAGAAAACGAAAATCTTTTAAAGATGTTTGTAATTGTGGATCTGTTGTATCACCAGAAAAATCAATTAAATATCTAAATTTACGTTTTGGTTCTAAGCTTGCTTGTGTCCATATTAAACTCATTGTTATAATTCCTCTTTATAGTTTATATTACTAAATATATCACTCGTCAAAACTTGCACCGGTATTTGTAATAATAAAGTCTATTGCAATAAATTCAATTGCACGTGCTGGTTTAATATATACTTTGGCGTACATTATATTACGATCAACTAAATCCGGTGTAGTTGTCGTGTTATCAAGAACAACTTTATAATCACTTAAACCAAAACGAGCCTGAGTATCAGCCATTAATGGGTTAACCTGAGCAAGGAAACGATTCCATGTAACTTGTAGATTTGGGTCAAACAAGATACCTTTTGAAATCTTGGCAATTTTATCTTTAAGATAGATTGCAAGACGACGAACGTTGATACGGTCAAGCGCACTTGAAGTTGCTTGTAATGTCTTCTGACCAAAGATTACAATACCTTCACTTGGGAATGAAGCAATAGGGTTAACGCCTACTTCATATAGAGCATCACGTTGTTTGAGGCTTAGTCTTTCGCGAACATCAAGAACAGTTAAGCCTGATGAACCATTACTTAAACCACCACGATTAAATCCGGCTGGCGCAAACCATACAGCGGTTGCTTCTTGACTGCTTGCCATTGTGCCGAGAGCCACAACAGATGGTGGAACCCATAATGGGATACCACTACCAGCGTCAATTGATACCCATGGGTAATAAGTACAGCCAAAGTTATTGTTCAAGGATCTTGCTTTTATCAAGGTTACTGCAGTGTTTACATTGCCGACTCTTGAACGTTCTGCTGTAGCTTCTTCTGTTGATGGTTTGTAACCACCTTCAATATCAATTATAGCAAGAGTGTCGTTTCTCGTTTTAGCAGTTTCTAACAAATTGTTTGTAACTGTAGTATTGGTTACGCCAGGAATTGTTACAAGATTCATCTCAACAACTTCTGGATCAGAAATAATGTCTATAGCTTTTTGAACGCTGTATAAAGCAGAATTATTTCTTGGTTCTTCAGTTAGACCTAATACGCGATTGGCAAATGGTTCTTTTTCTTTTACAGTCAAACCATCAAAGCCACCAAACATAGGCATGACAAATTTATCAACACCCTTACCTAATAGACTCTTATAAGAACTATTAACAGCAGTTATTGATGTACCACCAACACGGCTGTTGCTTTGCCAGAAGAATTTACCAGCAGCACCTGAAACTTCATTAACATCATCTAAAGTGAAGATGGTTGAATATTCCGTTAATGAACCAGTTGGTATGAAAGTGTCTAAGTTAAATGGTTTGATTCTTACGAGATCAACATATTCTTCATTAAATTGAGCGCGGGTTCCAACATTACTTACAACACCGAAATATGTATCACGGTCATTTAGTACACCAGCTTGTGAACTTGAGACTCTCATCTTCAATTCTGGGAAGATTATTGATGCAGTTATGGCAGATATACCGGTAACATCAACTGAACCTAGTGTACCTGATGGAGCGAGTGGAATTTGACCTACGGTTTTAAGTAAATCAGTACCAATTAACGCGTTTGAACCACTAAAAGATACTGATTTATATTTGACAGGACCGAGAAAACCGAATGGGATTGATTCTGGATCAACACCGCCATCTTCAACTAGTGAATTCATTTCAACACGGACAATTTTTGAAACGTTATCATAGTTTCCAAATACTTTGTGTCTTTTTTCACCGGTTAGAGTATCATCTGTCCATTCAAGATACTTGTCGCCAATTCTCTTGGCAACATAATTTTCTGAATTGGGATTTATATTACAGTTTGTGAACACTTCTAATGCTGCTGGTTGAGCATCATTATCATCTGTCTTACGAATTTCTACGGTAAATGAACCGTATTTTTCGAATGGAGTTGGAGAAGATTTAATATCTTTTATTGCGACTTTTAATGAACGTTGTGTCCAATCGCCAGAACCTTCTCCACCCAGAGAAACAAATCTAAACAATTTAGACATGTTTTGTGGATTGTATGAACCAGTTACAGTGCTAAGATCTTGTGAAAACGTCCAACCGGTTTTGGCTGCTTGCGCTACTAATTGAAAGTCAGAAAGATCTGCAGTGGCACTCTTTAGTCCGGCAATAAAGGCATAAGCGGCACCACTAGCGCCACCAGAAACATTGTCGTTTAAGAAATCTGTGAACGTTTCGCCAAGCCAGTATTTTTCAACATTGTCTACATTAGTAATACTTGTATTGACTAGTGTAGGATTGGTATTAAATACCTTACGGATATATTTGTCTGATGTTTTATCAAAGTTGAAAGATGTATCTAATAATGGTGATGTATCATTTACATTATTGGTTTCAACAATCTTCATTCTAAATTCAAAATTGTTTCCAATTGATTTAATGAAAGCAGCAGAACCGGTTGTCATGGTACCTGAAGCATTTTGACCAACAAGAGCTAGACCTGCGGCACTGTTAACATAAAACACTGCAGCTAGTGCACCGGTAACTTGTGCATTTGAGCTTGATGGTACGACGAATAGGCCATATGCACCACCGCCACTTGCAGTAACTGTAGTTGTGATGCTGAAATCGGTTTTCCAACCAGCAGCACCCTGTGCATTAGCTTCTGGGTGTTTTGAACCCATTAAGCGCACGAATGTAATAGGACTTGAGTTAGCTAAATATGCTTTAGCCGCCCATGATGCATACGCAGGACCGGTTAAGTTTCCTTCTCTCCAAATATCACCATCAGTTGATCCGCGAACAGGTTCACCGAATATTTGAACAAATTCTTCATATGAACGAACTTTTACTGGGACCATGCCTGGACCGCGACGGGAGCGGCCAATTATAACTGGTCCGACAGCGTCATTACCATTATTGACTTGTGATTTGTCAATTTCTTTTATTTGAATTCCGGGGGAAACGAAACGATACTTATTTGCACCACTCATTATAAAATACTCCTATACAGCATGTATTTCTTAGGTAAATAGTAAGATTTCTTTTCAAAAGTAACAAAGCACTATATTTTAATAATAGTTCTTTTTATCTACTTCTGTTGTTTCCTGGAACATTTCTTTCTCTTTTGGTATTTTAACTTCTACAATTGTTTCAGAAACAACTATTTTTGGTTTTTCAGAATTTGCGCCGCCGCCCAGTAAATAACCCAATACATTAATAGAAAAGTCTGTTGTAAATAAGCGATTTTCATTTTCTAATTTGGTTATATTTCCACCATTTTTAAATGAAGAATCTCTTTCAAAGAAAGCTTCATATTTATGCTCTTCTTGACCAACCATGAAATGGTTTATGCCAGCCGTATAAGTCATGAATGGTTGTATTATCTCATTCATCTGTTGTTGGTATTCAGTGTTAACTGTTATTGTATATTTTACATCAATATACACAGGAAGAGGTATTTTTGTGACTTCATAAACAACTTTCTCATTTTTTTCTTTTACATTATACTGAACATATTTTCTGTTATTATTATTTTTAGCATAATTATTTGATTTTTCTTGAGATATTTGTTTTGTAACTGTTACAACTCCACCGCGAAAATCATCTGCCGGTACATTCGCGTAAAATGTACCTTTTTTAGATAAACTTTTTACTATAGTTTCTCTTTGTAAAGTTATAACTGGTAATATAAAATTGCCATTAACATCTCTAAGAGTTCTATTAAATTTTATTTGATGCGCTCTTTCACCGGTCACCCATACAATAGGAACTTTTTTCCATCCACGATTTGTGTTAGAATGGACATTCATTGATTTATCAAGCCATTGATAAATTGATAGGTCTATTGTTTCTATCGTTGAAGGCTCAATAGAAACTTGATTTTTTTCAAGACCTCTTCTTTCATATTCTGACTGATCTGACATATTTTATAATTCCTATTCTTAAAATACTTGATTGTGAAAATCTGTAGGATGCCATACGCCATCTTCATTTATATAAAAAGTTTTAGCATCATCAAACGGTAGATACATCTCATCTTCATCTATATCTTTTAGATAAATAATATATGCTTTATAATTACCAGCATTTTCCACCATGTCTAAAAAAAGCAGACGATCTGGGCTGTCTCTCTTTCCTGAGATATGTTTAAATCTACCATATAAAATTTCTGCCATATTAAAACCTCACAAAGCGAAGAATTGACTAACGTACCAAGCACCACCTTCATTAAAGTAAAACTTATCTATTTGATCAAAATCTCCAAAGATTTCATCTTCATCTAATTCTGTTAAATATACGATACAACCTTCATAATCTAGTGGATTATTTACGTAATCTAAAAATTGAGAACGTTGAGAACTAGTTCTTTTTCCAGAAATTAATTGTATCTTTCCACCACACGCACCTTCAACGGTTGTGTTGTTTATAATATCAATTATACTTTCTTGTGTTTGTCTATATTTTTCTCTTATTTGCAAAAGAGCAACAGGCTCATTGAAAAAGCCATCTCTAACTCTGATGCATGTAGTTTGAATTTCAAATTTATGATCAATTTGTCCGAATAATGTTCTTGGTTCTGCTAGCTTTACGATTTCATAAAAATTTAAACCATAAAAAATAACATCACCTTCTCTAACAAATAAATCTTGATCTTCTGTCAATCTTCTTTTGTGAAAATTTACTGTTATTTTTGAACTTTTATCAAGACCATAAACTTCTGTTGAAGTCTGATGTTCATCAATCTTTATTAATGCTTTTATTATGATAGGTCTTAAAAACGTTTTATTTATTGCTTCACCATAAAGAGGATGAAAATCGCTATTTTTTATATTTAATGGAAAGTAAATAATAGTTTGTCCTATTACTCTTTCAATTAACTCATCGTTAATTTGCTTAGTTAAATCTCTTTCTTTCTTCCCCAAAAACATGGGAGGAGGTGGCTGTTCAGGCTGAGTCCATTTTTTTTGATCTACTTTCTTTTTAGCCATTTATAATTAACCCACAAATATAACGTTTGGAATAGCACTAAGTATCTTGTTTGCATTATCAGACATAGCAGTACGTTTTTCTGCTAATGTGGTATAATCTGTATCTTCAAGTATCTTCAATAGTTCGTCACGAAGAGCGTCTTTTTCTTCTTTACTCTGCGCTCTTAAATCAGCCCCATTCAACGTTACGCTTTCACCCGGTATTGGGATGGTCTGAAACTTAGAACGCACCTCTGCAAGCATACCTTTAGCTACAGCAAGAGCATAACGACGAATCCAATGTTTACCAATTGAGTTTATATTTTCAAAAGGAATGTTTGAAAAAGGAAGAGTATTGATGTTATTAACACCACCGATTCTTGAGTCTTTGCCACTTGCTTCAAGGTATGAAGAACCAGACATGATGCCTATACCAACATTTGCACCACTTCCTGCTCCTACACTAAACTCAAACCACAAATGAGCTATATCTCCTGAACTTGGAGTTGGAAATAATCTTAATTTATTATTTTTTACTTCATACGCATAATGAGAAATGCGAGTATAGATGTTATCCTCATATGCCATTGCTTGGAGTTTATTGTGCCATGCTGGGATTACTTCAAACGTACTGTCGTCAGCATACTGACCATATGTTGAAAGATTGCCTACGGCGTTTAAACCACCATAATAGCCATAGAATCTCCACATGGCACGGGCAGATTTATAATAAACCTTACGAACTGTTATTCTAGAACCCGACGAAATCTTTCCAAAAAATGAAGAGTTTGTATCACTAACTAAATTTTCAACTATTTGTTGTAAATCATAATCTTGTACTTCTGGAATTGAATCAAAAGAAGCGGAGTAAATATCTACTTTACCGCCGACGCCTGCTTCATGCGAAAACGCATCAGCAACATCACGAATTGCAGTAATGTCATACATTGGGTATGTAAGATTTATTGGACCAGAACTACTAACGAGATTATAAAGAGCACTTCCACTTTTTATTTCACCATCACTATTAAATGTGCCTGTTGGAGAACCAAGCATGTTACCAAGTGAATTCTTTGCTTGATGAAGATTTACAAAATAAGAATAAGTTAATGTAGCATCTTCATATGCTGCATATATTTGTCCTTCTGTTATTTCAATATCAAGAACATCACCGCCGATCATTTTATAGGTATATGCAACTTGGTCTACTGCACCGGTTATAAAATCAAGGCTATTTGTATATACACCTATAGGTAGATTGCTTGTTACTCTAGAAAATGTTCCAGTTGCTGGCAATATAATTGCACTGGTTTGGCTTTTTGGCGTTAAAACTGGAACTGACATTTATTGTGGTACCTCATTGATAACTTATTTATAAATAGTTTATATAAAAAGAAACCCGCCATTTCTAGCGGGTTTCATTCAGGCTGTGAACCGGTTAATATCAGCCGACCATGTTATTCTTTCCAAGATTTTTTATTATTTATTTTATTACGTATTTCATAAATTGCTTGCATATAGGTAAATATTCTAACAAATAAAAAAGCCCCTGTGAAGGGGCTTCTTTATATAGGCTTTATTTAAAGATCAACCTACCATATCCTGGACCACCACTAATCCGTACATGTCAGGACGTACCATCTTCTTAGCGTAACGGGTCATAACGCCTTTACGTGGTACGAAGTCTTCAGTACCAAAGATGGTTGGTGTAACTTGGAGTGGGACGTATGGAGCATATACGAATCCGCTTTCGAGGAAACTACTGCCCTTACGGCCTACAAGAACAACGTTACGTAGGAAATATGGATCAACGAATACATCCCATTTCTTACTGATTGAACCGGCTTTAACTGCGCCGATTGTGCCCTTGGCATCATCATGAACTACGTTTGCACGGAATCCGCTGGTGAATTCAAGGATGTTAGCAACTTCTGGACCGCAAACAACAAAGTTTGCACCGCCACGAAGCGTCTTACGGTGGATAGCAGCACTTACATCATTGATTGTTTCAACGAGTGTTTCGTACCACATGCTGACGTTACCGGTAAAGTCAGCACCGAGTAGTGATTCATTGTTTGCACCACCGGCAATTGGTAAGCCGGTTGTACGATCAAGGAATTTACCTGGGCGACGTGACCAGTATAGTGTTGCAGCGGTTGCACCACGAACAAGTTCACCTAACATTTCTTGGTCAATTTCAAGACCAATTTGTTCTGATAGGATACTTGTGAGTTCAACTTCGGCATCAAGATTGTGATAAGCATTTAGATCTTGACCGAGTTCTGGTGTCCACTTGGCTTTGAGCTTGCGGCTCTTAGCGGTTACAGCGACACTGTCAACTTTGATGTCAATTTCTGGAATGTTTGCTTCACCTTCTAGAGTGACACTTACTGCTGCGATACTACCGAGTGGTGAAGTACCGGCGCCTAATTCGTCACGTAGTGGCCAAGTTAATGCACGATTACCAGTTGCAAGACTTGTTGCGCCTGTGCCAACAACAACTAGACGAACGTGAGTAAATGATTCACCAGCCATAAACACGCCATTAGCATCACTTTGTGCTGATAGACGACGAACAAGTGAACCACTTTCAAACGTACCTGAAACAGCAATTAAGTTGCTGCGATCTAGATTTGTTAATAGTGACGTTGCAACAACAAATACGGCAACTTCTGAACCACTAACAACGTCCATATCGTATCTGCAAGCTTGATCAATTGATACATCGCCAGTGCCGAATGTACCACTATCTTTTAGAACGCAAGAAGCAGTTGGGTTTGAACCGGTTGCTAGTGAGTAGCCGTTGTTTAGAGCACGGAGGGAATTTTCAGCATTTAGACCACTGAGATCAACACCGCCCGTGAGTTGGCTGGCTACACGACCACCACCGAATAGTGAACTACCACTTACTGCGCCTGAACGAGTACGATCAAACGTAAAGTCAAGGAAGAAGATAAGACCACTTGGTAAACTCATTGGCTGTACGCTAACGAGTTCGTTAGCAATTAAGCTACCGAAAACGCGGCGGACAATTGGAAATGCAACTGCAGCGAAACCTTCAACATCACCTCCTGACATTGTGTTCGCTTCACGTAGTAATTCTTGAGCTTGACTTTCAAGTAGGCGAGCCATCGTTGCTTTCGCACGATCATCGCCAATACCTTCTAATAGACCTGTGTCTGACCACTTACTTAATAATGCGCTGCCTTCTTTTTCAAGATCGCGCTTTATAATACCTTCTGTTAATTTTTTGATGACTGACATTTTAAAACTCCTGTGAATATATTTGGTATCATTTGATACCGGCTAATTTTAACCAGCGATCTTTATTTGGATCGTTTGGTTGTTCTGCTTGTTTATGAGGCAAACGGAATGAACTATTTTTATTAATCGCTTCATTCAGTGATTTTGGTGAACGTTCTTCTTTTGCATGACCACCCACTGAATTGATTAATGTTTGATAGACAGTTTTTGCTTCATTTACAGAATCAGCCTTTGAAATAGCTTCGACAATATGTGTTTTTTGTCGCTCATTCAAGGAGGCGCTTTTCAAGACCTGATTTTGATAGAAGAGTGTCGCATTTAATAGATTGACTTCTTCAAGTTTCTTAAATGCACTTGACATTTCTTCTAAAGTGGAAGAGAATTTTTTGTTTTCTTCCAAAAGTTTTTTGATTTGTGAATCTTTCTTTTCAACCAGATTAACTGTATTCTGGTGTTCTTTTAACAATTGGGCAGATGTGCTCATCAATTGTTTTACTGTTGATTCGTTTGTTTTTTGTTTAGCAGCTGCTTCTGCTTTTTTATCAGCGAGAAAACTTCTCACATTTTTTGATTTTTCTTCCGAATTTGCTAAAGCCTGCTCAGGATTGTCGCTGCGGGCAGCCGCATGTTGTTGTGCATTCCATTTTTTCTTTCCTTTACCTTCTTGTACTTCTTCTTCTAAATCATCTTTATGTTCGGACTCAGAGAAAACTTCATCAAGATTTACTGCAATATTTTCTTCTAGTTCGCCTTCTGCTTCTTCTTGTAGTTCTTCGTCTAATTCTAAACTTTCAGAAAGTCCTGTACCACCTGCAGCTGGCGGCTGGTTTTGCATACCACCTAACATTGGTTGCATATTCATGTCTTCTTCAACTTCTTCTGCTTCCATACCCATTCTTAATTGATCTGCCAATTCAGATAGATTCAATTCAAGAGTAACTTCTTCATTATCATCAGGGCATGGACAAAGTTTTTCACCATCCATAGCAGCGCGTGGGATGTCTTTAGCTTTACCAGAAACATAGTTTTTATCTGATGTATCTTTTGGTGCACCACCGAAATCTGTTCCTGGTGGGATTTGTGCTGCAAGAGCATCTTCAGGAGAACCTTGCATACCTGGTTCTTCATCGCCTTCTTGCTCTAATAGTTTTTCAACAGCTTCTTTAACCTGCGGAGCAAATTTTTCTAACAATGTTGCTTGTGCACTTTTGAACGCTGAATCTCGTAGAGCTTGAGCATCTACTATGGCTTGCTCTAATAGTTTTGAACTACTCATTATAAAAATACTCCTGAAAATACACTTTTACTCAATTAAATAGTTTTATTTTTCATAACATACCATAAAACTACAGTTTCTTAATAAAACATTTAATTAAATTGCTATCACCATCGGCATCTTCTAATGCTTGCGCCAATACTTTGCCGAATAAATCTCTTTTTGTTCCAAATATTGTTTTAGTTTTTGCAGCACAACCATGACCGACTTTTTCACTAGTAACGATCCAATCGCCAGATCTTACTGTACCGGTTACTAAAACATATTCTGCGCCTAATATTATTGGTTGATCTTTTCCATATAATGTTGCACCAACAACTCTATGATCTTCTATTTTTATACAAGGAATTGCTTTTCCATTTTCCCAGACAACAACTGTTCCTGTAGGATGTTCTCCTAAATTTTCTGTTGTTAATCCAGTTTCAAATATAGCACCAACTGTAGTTTGTTGAACATAAATATCTCCCCATCTATTTTGGGGAGAGCCTATATCTCTTTGGGCATCACCTTCTGGCAATAATGTTCCAGTTATTTGAACGGAGCCACTGAAACTTGCAATGCCATTATTTAATAGTTTATGGACATGCGTTGTTCCGTTTACTACGCTTAAGCCTTTGATCATCTTATACCTGCTTCTTCACTAAATATAACTTGAAACATTGTTTCAACCAAATAAATAGCATTTAACAATAAAAAACCGGCACCCTTTCGGGTACCGGCTTATAGTTTAATTAAAAACTATTATATCAAGCACCATAAAATGGGCTTGCGAACCATTCACCACCTTCACAGAAGTACCATTTCTGGCCTTGTGGGAATGCAGCAACGGCATCATTTGCAGCATCAAGATAGAACATATGTCCATTGTGTGCTGTTTGAACACCGGTTAGGTATGCAGCTGGGATTGTTGCAGCAGTAAACTTAGGAGCTTGGAACTTACCGTTTACTGTTACTTGATCGGCTGAACTGTCACCGAGTGTAGCATTACCATTTACAGTTAGGTTGCCAGCGACAGTGACGTTATCTGGGAGACCGATTGTAATTGTGCCACTTAGACCAACAGCGCCTGGGCCACCATTGATGTCAATTTCATTAGCAGCGCCTACGATTAGGACGCCTTCTAATGTATCAACACGTGCATCAAGTGAATTATCGCCAGCGAGACGAACACTTGCTTCACTTGATAGTGCAGTTGCTAGACTTCCATCAGCAGCTAAACGTGCAGCAGCTTCCGTAGAAACATCGGCACTTAGTTTACTTGCTAATGATGCATCAGCTGAAGTACGTGTACTTTCTTCACTTGATAGACGGCTTGTTAAGCTACTATCTGCTGAAGTGCGGACACTTGCTTCCGCTGAAACAGCAGTTGCTAATGAACCTTCTGCTGCGGTTGCTCTTGAAGCTTCGCCTGAAAGAGCAGTTGCTAATGAAGTATCTGCTGAAGCACGTGCAACTTCTTCAGTTGATAAGCGACTTGTTAAGCTACCATCACCTGCTGTACGAGCACTTTCTTCAGATGATAAGCGAGTTGTTAGACTGCCATCACCTGCTGTGCGAGCACTTTCTTCAGATGAAACTCTTACATTCACACTTGCAATACTGGTTAGGATTGCATTTGATTGTGCTGTATCTAAACTACCGACATAAGCAACAACTTCAGCAAATTGATCTAGATCAGCAATAGAACCATTGAGGATTGCATCAATTCTGACTTTTTCTGTTGAGATTGCACTGGCTAATGAAACATCACCGACAACACGGATTGATTCTTCACTACTTAGTGCAGCTTGTAGGCTACCATCACCTGCAACACGACTTGATGCTTCACTACTGATTGCAGCTTGACGATCAGCAATTTCAGTGCTTAGAGCAGCTGCAACGCTTTCGTCACCTGCAACACGACTTGATGCTTCACTGCTGATTGCGGCTTCACGATCAGCAATTTCAGTACTAAGTTGAGCAACAACACTTGCATCACCAGTAACACGGCTAGAAGCTTCTGTTGAGATAGCGGCTGCACGATCAACAATTTCTGTTGAAAGTGAAGATGCTAGATTTACGTCAGCAGCAGCACGAATACTTGCTTCGTTATCAATTGCACTTGCACGTGCAACAATTTCACTACTTAGAACCGCAACGACACTTGCATCTGCAGAAGTACGGTTAGAAACTTCAGAACTTAAGTTTGAAGCTAATGAACTATCAGCACTTGAACGAGCAGCTGCTTCCGTAGAAATATCTGCGTCAATCTTTGTAGCTAATGATGCATCGGCAGTTGAGAAAGCACTTGTTAGTGAGGTTTCAGCTGATTGTGCGCGAGCAGTTTCAGTTGAAAGTTTACTATCCAGGCTTGTATCGGCTGATTGACGAGCAGCAACTTCGGTGCTGTCGGCAGCAGTTAATACTGCTTCAACACTTTCAGCGCGTGAGGCTTCACTACTGATTGAAGAAGCAAGACTACCTTCGGCAGCTACAGCGCGTGAAGCTTCGGAAGAAATACTTGTACTTAAACCGGTTGCAAGACTTGTGATAGCGCCATTTATTGTGCCGTCTGCACTTTGGAATGCACCAACAATTTCTGCCAATGAATCAAGAGCAGCTGGGTCAGAGTTTGATAGAACACCATCAATTCTGCCTGCTAATACAGCTTCTACTGAAGCAGCACGGGCAGCTTCACTGCTTAGGTCTGTACTTAGAACACCTTCAACTGAAGCAGCGCGAACTTCTTCAGCTGATAAACGAGTTTGAAGACTTGTATCAGCTGATTGACGATCAACAACTTCGGTACTAAGATCTGCAGTTAATACAGCTTCAGCTGATTGTGCACGAACAGTTTCAGAACTTAGATCGGCACTGATTGCTGATTCAACTGAATCTGCGCGATCTTCTTCGTTTGAAAGACGAGTTTCAATTGAAGCAAGATCAACAGTTTGCAAACTGTCAATTGCATCAATTCTTGCTGATAGTGAATCATCACCAACAACACGACTTGAAGCTTCTGATGATACTGCAGTGTTTAGAGCAGTTGTTACACTTGCATCACCAGCAGTACGTGCTGCAGCTTCAGAACTAACTGCATTTTCACGTGCAACTACTTCTGAACTTAGATCGCTAGCTAGTAAAACATCGGCTGCAGTGCGCATACTTGCTTCAGCTGAAACTGCAGCTGAGAATGCACTTGAAACACTTTCATCACCACTAACGCGTGAGGAAACTTCACTTGAAACCGCATTTGTTAATGCAGTAGCTAATGAACCTTCGGCAGCGGTAGCTCTTGAAGCTTCACTTGAAACTTGTGTTGACAATGCAGTTGTTACACTTGCATCGGAAACAACACGCGTAGAAGCTTCAGTTGAAACTTGTGTTGATAGTGCAGTTGCTAGACTTGCATCAGCAACAACGCGAGCAGAAGCTTCAGAACTAATTGCAGATTCTAAACTATTATCACGATTAAGAACAGTTTGAACGAAACTTGCATCACCACTGATTGCATCAGCTAGTTCTTTTAATGTATCAAGAACGCTTGGAGCGCCATTGATTAGACTACTGATGTCGTCATTGATTTTACTTTCTAGACTTAGAACTTCACTAGTGATTATTGCATCAACACTAGCAATTTCTGAACTCATTAGTGCTGCGAGGCTGTTGTCAGCTGCTGTACGTGAAGAAGCTTCAGAAGTTATAGCTGCAGCGCGTGCAGCTTCTTCAGTAGACATTCTTGTATTGACAGAACCGAAATCAGTACTTTGACTACTTGATAAGCTGTTTAATACAGCTTGAACATTACTACCACCGGTGGTGGTAACATTTGCTGCAGAAACTTGTGCTAATGAAGCACTGCCATCTGTGCCAACATGTAGAACTTTACCGGCACCACCTACTTGACCTTCTAGGTCAAGAACGAGTGTACCGCTAACGCGCATATTAACTGGCTTTTGATCACCGAATACTACCGTGCCGTTTTCCATGATTTTAGCGACTACTGTGCTAGAACCTGAAATAACTGCAAAACCTTTTTGTTTTGACATTAAAAAACTCCTTAAATAAAGAAAACATAGATGTCAACATAAGTCAACATCATGTAACAATAATTAGTAATAATTTTTATTAAAATCTATGCCATTATATCGTGTGAAACGGCACTTGTGTTTCTAACGATTTTTAATCAAATAATATGCCCAGTGATGCCTAATAATTGATTAAATAATTATAAAAAAAAACCAGATATCAAGTCTGCTTAGATTTATATTTCTAGCAGCTTGAATATTTCTGGTTTTTAATAATTATTTTTTACAGACTATCAATCCTCTTTTGGAGCAGAGGCTTTTTCTTTTTCTAACGCTCTTTCTTTTGCGCGTCTTGTTGTATGTCTTATTTGTGAAGGCTTTAAATAATATTTACGATCATAACAATCTTCAATAATTCTCATCTTTTTTGTTTTCTTTAGAAAACGCTTGATCATCTTTTCCACGTTACCATCAACTTCATCTAAACTTACTTTCATTTTTTCCTCGTAATGTCAAATGACATTAAATTTCTTTCTACCAAATATTTTACTTATATCAACACCGGGATCGTTTGGCGATACTCCACCCAATGGGTTTGCTATACTTTCTTGAACGCTTGCTGGCGCAGGTTTTGTATCTTTAAATACATCTACTCCACCAACCTTAAAAGACATAGACTTGTTCATTTCTGAATTTTGTTTCTTAAATTCACTTGCCATTTCGTCTCTGTCTCTTTTTAATTGTTCCAATAATTCATTGTTTTGTGGCATTTTTGTCTGTCTAGATTGTAATTGAGCTGGCTGTACGTTAGTTGGTGCTGACTTATTTGATGCTTCCGTAATCATCGGAAGAGCACCTTTCATTACTTCTTTTATAACTGCAGACAATAAACCACTTTCAAGAAGAATCTCTTGTACACTCTCCTCAACACATTCTTTTACGATTGGTTTAATTAGATCTTTTAACTCACTCTTTTTCATTAATCACCTATTATGTCATTCAAAAGACGATTGATTCTATCAGATTTGTTGAAAATGTTTGGTGTTTTTTTACTTTCAGAAAGACCCATGAATGCTCCGACCGTTGAAGGTTCACTGACGAAATCAAAACAAATAAGTTGGAAATCATCTTCAACATAAGTTAATCCAGCTTTTTCTTTTACACTTCCAAGACCGCGACTTGAAATGCCCAACTTAACTCCACTCTCAACAAGTGATTTAAGAATTTGGCCTGATGGAGTTGTTAATATTTTAACCTTACCCATTACGTCTTTGCCATTCCACCAAATATCTGTAACAATATGAGAAGCGTTCTTTAAATTGATTACAGACTCGTCTGGATGATCAAGCTCTCCAAGTGCGCGATTTTCTGAAACGAGCTTCTTATAGTTTTCTACTTCGCGACGAAGGATGTTTTCTGGGTATACCCGTCCGTTGCCATTCTTGGCATCGGCTCTTTGCATAACACCGGTAAGCATCATGCCACCACTTTTAACAAATGATTTTTCTGCTTCTGTTAATAAGTCTTGACAAACACCACCTTCGCAGAGTTCAAAATACTCTCTCAATAAAAACTTATTCATATTTTGACTCCGGGTTTTGTATATCTTTTCCAGTTATTATAAAAATTATCGTAAGATTTAGATTCTTGCTGTAGCTGTGATTCAAGATTATCTAAATCTTGTGGATTTCGGATTGCAGGATCATTTGTGTGTAATAGTTTGTTATATAATCTTGTACTTATTGCTAATCTTCCTTGTTTAAACAAAGTGGTTATTACATATTCTACTATATTTTGAGGTATTCTGCCACTAAAATATTTTTTAGTAGTAATAATTAAACTATTTATATACCAAGGTTCAAGTCCGACCTGCTGATAAGAAGGCATTTTTTCTCTTTCTTCTTTTATATCTTTTGTAATTGGACCAATTGTTGAATTTTGTAAAACTCGCTTTGTACCTACAAGGTGTTTTAAAACCGTATTAATATTGTTTAAAGTTTCTTTTTTTTGTGATGTATTTAACGACTTGAAACGTTGATCGTTGATAAAATCTCTTTCTACCTCTTGTCTCAACAGAGAAAAAGACTCGTCTATTGTTGAACGTAAAAGATCTCCATAATCTTGAACTACGCCTATTCTTTCGGGCGCAGGCAATTGCTTTGGTAAATTACCCGGTGGCAAGTCACCTGAAGATTTAATGTCTTGCGGTGCTGAGTCAGTTGGCTGTCCTGTGCCTAATTGTTCTGGTTCATCAACTGAATAACTTGAACCAAATGGCGCGGCTTTATGATTAGCAGGTTGCTCAGCATCAGAATCAGATGTTTGCATACCCTGAGATGCGTTGCGCCGCACCAGAGCATCAGGTTTTTTTTCTGGTTGCCCCATTGGTTGTTTTTGTGGAACTTTATATCTCGCAAATGAACGACCAACGCCCTGAGAAGCGTTTGGTTTTGGTTTGCCAGACATAAAATCTGCGGCTTTGTCAAAAAGTCCCTTACCAATACCTTTTAAAGCACTTAAAAGCTTTTCATCAATCTCTTCTTCGTTGACGAGATTGGCGAATTCTTCTTTTATAATTTGCTTTATTTCTTGTTCGGTAAGGCGCATTTAAATCACTCTTCCTCTTGTTCTTCAAAACTGGCTTTTGGTTTTGAAGTTAATCTTGGAGGTCTGCGTGATGTCTGATCAAATGCATTTGGGCCTTGACCTTTCGGAAGTTGTTCTGGTACCTTGCCTGCATGTAATAAAGTGGTGCGGGCCGATGATAATTGTCTGATAACCAAAACAATATCAAGAGTATCTGTTTTTAAAGGCATTTGTAAAGTCATCATTTTACTTCTTAAAGCATCTAAAGAATTAAGGGCACCTAAAACTTGTTTATAAATACTTTGTATTACGACTTCAACATCTGCGTCTGTTTTCACTCTATCTGCCGCTTTTTTTGTTTCTTCTTTTACTTTTGCAGACTCTGCATCAGCCTTTGCACTTGCTTCTTTAGCTGCGCTTATAGCTCCACTAACTCCGGAAGCTGCTGCTTTAGCTACGTCACTAACACCTGTGCCTAATGATTTGAAAAAAGTTCCAAGAGCTTCATCAACTTCATCGGTTTCCTGCATTGACTGCAGTTCTTCTTGGATTAATTTTTGTAATTTTTCTTTTGTGATTTTCATTTTGTAGATTCCTTTAAAGATAGAAGTGCGGGCACAATCCGCACGATATGGCTACCTTTGCAACAATTTCTTGTGTTGGTTTGCGGAAGAAACCATTTTTTAATATTTTGATTTACTAAATTCATATAAACCTCTTATTCTATAAATATTCTCTAATTAGCCTTTATTCTTGAAATTTACGTTTATTCCTTCATCGCCAAAGCTTTTATCTAAAATATAACTGCAAAACGATGATACTAAAGAATAAACAAATGTTCCAATATAAAAATGCGGAAACAAATGGACTCCAGCATACCAAAAGATTATAAAATTTATATAACCAACATGAAATCCAGTACACATACTACAGTGAAATAATTCACCAAGTAATCCATTTTTTGGTCTTATCCAATTAAGTATGCTGGCATAACACAATATTTGTGTTAAACCAGCACAACTCAATATAAAAATCAGTAAGTTACCCATTACATACCATAAGCATAACGACGAACTTGATGGATAGGAACTGAGCCTTTTTCTGGCGCTGCAGCAACGTCGCCAAGTTCTGAACTTTCTTTATCATCAGGATCTGTAACTCTATCAGTATAGATATCGTCAACTGCTTTCTGATAAATGAATGATGGCTTCTCTTGTTCAATCCATTTTGAAATAATCATTAACAGCAACTCGTCAATTGGTACTTCTTGAGGAGAGCTTAGAATTTTACATTCTAATGAGCCATAAACATTACTGCCGGCAATACTATCAGGCATTATGATTCCTTTTTTAACAAGGTATTTCATTAGCCGATCTTGTGTTTGATAAATGTGATCGTCAAAATTCTCTTTTGAAAAAGCAATTAATTTCTTTTTTTCTGGCATTATAACAATATCAATATCGGGGTGGTCTGAAACGATAAAATCTCCAGCAAGAGTTGTTCTTACTTTTAATTTAATTGTAAAAATTTGTTTTGGCTTTTCTTTTTCTTGGGGCGCACTAAAATCTTCACCACCAGCTTGATCTGGTTGCGGATCTTCATCTACAATCTTAACATTGATATTATCAGCCATCTTTATTTGTTTCCTCTGAGTTTATTTCTTTGACGAGGCTTTGTATTTTTAGTATTTCTTGAACCATTTGCTGATCAATGTTTCTTTTGTTGTATCCTTCTATTTTTTTCAGAACAACATTTGTTTTTTCATTTAAGAACTTGTTTTCAACTATTTGTTTTGTTTTTAATGAATGATTTAGAGATACTTTTATTCTTTCTATCTCTTCATTTAAGAATAGTTTAAATTCAATACCACTATCTGCAAAACTCATGACATATTTTGTCAATAGTTCTTTTTGTTCAGATAATAAGGAGTCAGTATATTGTTCATTAAATTTCTTAACGAATACCTTGTAAGTTAAGGCGTCAAGAGTTTGTAACTTTTCCATTTCAGCATTTTCTGGGGAGGAGATCATTTTTGCGACAACGGTGCTTTCTAAAAGAACTTTTTCTTTAAGAGTAACAGTGTTGTTAAAGATTTGAGAAATGGTAGCCAAATTTTTGTAATCAGGAACAAATGTATTGAAAATTTTACCATTTGAAAATTTATTTAAAATATTAATTAACTTTGTTTGTTCATTAAAAATTTTATTTTTATCTAAAAGTTCATATTGATACTTGGCTTCATTTAATAGTTTATCTGCAAGATTTTGTGGCATCTCGTATGATTCATTTATTGCTTTATAAAGTTCTAGTTCTTTTTTTAACGTTAAATTTTTTGAGAAGAATGACTTACAGACATTAACAAGAAATTTTTTATTTTGTTCATTTTTTTCCAATAATGAATTTGTTATTTCACGAAGAATCACTTCATACAGAAAAGCCGTGTTTCTTTTCTTGTTGTGTTTATTTTTCATCACTTTGTTTCCTTGTTGCATTTTTCTTCTCCAGAGAACTTAATAATTTTTTCAAACTATCATTATTCGTCATGATTTTTTCTTCAATTAAGTTTTGATTCTTATCATCAGATAACTCAGTAATCATTTCATCATTATAATTATTTTCATAATCTTCATAAATACCATTACCTAGACTAAATAAGTTTTGTGTCCCACTTCCCCAAACATTTCTCTCTGATCCACCACTTAATTCTTTATTAAATTTAGATTGATAGCTTCTTGTTCTTGCTCCACTTGGTCTCTTATCACCGCCACTATATTTAACTGGAAGATAGGTTTTTCCACGTGAGGCTGGCGTTGAAGTTAAACGATCATCTCGTTTTCCTGGGGCTGCTAATAGTGGACTTTCTTTTCCTGCTGGTGGGGTTTCTGTCGGCGCTCCGGCTTCTCCAGGCATACCTGCTGCACCAGCGCCTCCTTCTGGTTCTCCGGAAATAGCACTCAGGTCTATTCCTCCTGCATCTGGTGCGGCACCACCTGCACCACCAGATGATTCTAATCCAGTTGCTCCACCTGATAATCCTGTATCTTGTTCTCCGGCAGCAGCTTGAGCTTCTGTACCAGCTTTTTCAACAGCTGCTTTAAATTTAAAGTCAAAGAACATTTCACGTTGATTACGTAAGAATTCTTCATCAGACATACCAAAGATTTTCTTGGCAACCCAACGCTTGCTGAAATAGCCTTCAGTCGCGGCAGTAGCGACATCAAATTTAGTTTTCCAAGTTTCAAGTTCTTGTAGCTCGGCAATCTTACTTGGATTATTTAATCTTAATTTAAACTTTATAAGATCTTCGTTTCTATAACCAAGAACGAAAAGATGAATAATACCAATTTTTTCTAATTCACTAACAAGCGACCTTTGAAGACGCTGAACCGTTCTAGAAAAACGAATATCTTTTTGAGCAAGAGTTGTTTTATCTTCTTCGCCACCTTCACCACGCGTAAGATATGATTGTGGAATCTTAATAGCAGAAAATAATTTATCACGTAGATATTTAACGTCCTCAATGTCGCCAGTGTATTGACCACCAGCAAGGCTTTCAATCTTTGTAGATTGTTGCCCACGAACAGGAATAAAATAGTCTTCTTCAATTGAAAGCGGATTATAACGCAAATCAACACGACCGGTTTTTTCATCAACAACTTGATTACGTTTTAATGCAGTCATGGCTTTTTGCATGAACTGTTCAACATCATTTGGAGCAACGTTGCCAACGTCAACATAAAATACACGACGTTCAGCTGAACGTACAATGCGATAGGCCATCATGGCATCTTCTAGAAGGCTTAATTGGCGCCAAATACGGCGAGCGGCTTCAAGCATAGAAGTGCCGTATGGAGCGTATTTATCATTTCCAAGAATACGGAAATGTCCCATTTGCCAGTTTTCAAATGTCATGCCACCGCTATTCCATTGGAATTGAACATAATTTGGGTTCTTTTCATCTTCACCTTCAATACGTTCAACTTCATATGGAGGAATACCTATTGCATTCTTAATTCCATCTTTATCGTCAATATCAAGATAAAGGAAAAAATCGCCAAACTTACACATTGTTCTAGACCAGCCGAAAAGATTAAATTCAATATTTAAAATATCGTAATAAAGACCATTAAGAATATTTTTAATTTCTTCATTTGGGCAATCAATTGTTAATACTTTTTCTAATGAATTACTTGTAGTCATTTCATCGGCATAAATATCAAGTGCTGATGCAATTTCTGGAGTATATTCCATTTGCTCAAAGTCAACATACCTTTCGGCACGGTTTTGATTTGCCATGCTTTGTGATTGCACAAAGTCAAATGGATTATATGAAGATTTTTTAAACTGCTGTCCTTGCGCAGATTGAAATTTGTATTTATCTAAACGGCGGCGGCGTTCGCTCTTGTAATTCTGTTGCCGACGATTAACGATTGGACCAGAAAATAACTTCGTCAATCTCTTGAAGAGAGAATTATCAGGGTTGTAAGGACTACGATCTTGCTTTATTTGCCCTCTTTTAGATGGCGGCATGTTTCTGTAGTCACTTTTGTTTGTTGGTTTGTTGTCTGCCATTTATTTATCCCTTGTAAAGCCAATCATACATTTTATAAAATTCTTTTAACTCTTTTGTGTTAACACGTTCTTTGTCTAGCGAATAATTTTTATTATATCCGATCTGACCTTGAATTTTAGTTTGAACTCTTGTGTTCGTCATGGTTATAGCATTAAACATTGCCTTTGTATACTCAACATCTCTCTGCGATGTTGTTAGTGCTGTATCTCGTACCCAACAAGCTATAGCTAACGACATTGTCAAATCGTCATTCCGTCCCCTCATTGCTTCAGGTCTTCCATTATTCCATATAAAAGTTGATAACTCTTCTACTAGACGATTTGAGTATGTTTTAATTATTTTATTTCTAATAAACTCTTCAAGCTTTGCAACAATAAGTGGACGAGTCTTTTGCGTCGTGGTAAAGCCAGGAACACTATTAGTCATAGATTCTGCTTGAACTTGTTCTACATATTCATGAGTTGATTTTACTGAATAATAAAGATTTGGATATCTCCTTTCAATCAATTTCTCTAATACGTTAAATCCAATGTTGTTATTTTCAACAACAAGTAATGCGTTATTATATTCTTTGCCGGTTTGCAATAACATGTCGGCATAAATATCTGGCGATAGTTTTCCTTGATATTCAGCGACTTGTTCCATTGTTTCTAGTTTAATGATGTGAAATCCAGAATAATCTTTACCATCGCCTCTAGCAACGTCAGCGACCATCAAATATGTAAATTCTGCTTTAGCTTCTTCCCATATCCAATAATTTCTATCAAAACCAGTACGATATTTTGGCTCTAAAACATTTTTTCTTATTTCTTCAAGATCTTGAGAATTAATGACACCTTCACCAGATGCATTAAAAGAGCATTCATATTCTTGTGCAATATCTCGCCTATTCATATTGCGAGTAGCAGATTCAAACCATTCACGATCTCGTTCTGGGTGAGCATCCCAGTTTAATTTAATAGCGCGAAAATCGTTTGAATTGTTCTCAGCATTTGTATATGTTTCATGAAACCAATTACCGACGCCATTAGGTGTTGAAATGGCTATACAACGACCACCGGCTGATAGTGTGGGGAATATGCTTTTCCACAGTTCTTCCATACCATCAACGAATGCAGCTTCGTCAATTACAAGCAAACTGAGAGCTTCTGAACGACCGGCACTTTCGCTGGTTGAAGATGCTTTAATCCATGAACCATTGTTTAATTCAAAGCTGTTTCTATTGTCTATACTGATTTCAGCAATACGTAGCCAATCCGGTACGTTCTTTATCATCTTTTTAACTTTTTTAACAAGATTGGCGGCAACGTCAAGTTTTGTTGCCACAACAAGAACGCTCTTTTGACGACGGAAAAGAAGCATCCAAGCAATATAACCTGCGACTGCTGTTGATAAACCTAACTGGCGGGCTTTAAGAACTATATTAAATCGATAATCTTCAAAATCTTTTATGGTATCTTGCTGATAGCCATAAAGAGAAAAAGGGATGGTTCCCTTTTCTGGATGCGTAATTTTACAAAAATTCGTGATAAAGTATATGGGGTCTTTACCACACCTCTTTACTTCATCTCTTACTTGTTCTTTTGTGAGTCCATAATTCATATATCATCTTATTCGAATTTCTAGCTTGCTTTTTTTATCTGGTTCTATTAATTTGTGAGGCTTGTTGGTGGCAAATAGCTGGTCTTCCTGTGGACCTTCTTCTTCCTCTAAATTGCCAGCTTCTTTATCAGCAGCAATTGCAATGTTAATTGCATTGTTTCTTTCTTTTTTTGAAAGTTTGCCATCTTTATTACTATCGGCATCAGCAAATGTTCCCAATTCTACTTCATCTAATTCTATAGTATTTTTTTCATGAAGTTCAACTTCTTCGCGAATTATTTGTAATAAACGTGATTTGTTTATTTTCATTTTTTAAATCCACCTAATGAAAGCCATTTTTGAAATTGCTTAGAACGATCAACATCTGATGGGTTTTCTAGTTTTGGCATATCAACTCCGCCAATCTTATAGCGACATTGTGCAGTCACAAATACTCTTATTTTTGAGGTTTCTTCAACAAGCATATTAATATCACCGTATTTTTCAACAGATAATTCTTTGCCTGATACTTTTTTGAATTCTTTTTTAAGATATTTCAAAGACTCAGCGATATAACCCTCAACATCAGCACCCAATTTTGGGCTATGAGCTTCTTCTAATTTTAGCTCTGATTGATAACTGATAATCAAAATAGGGAACGAACCATCTTTATCAGCATGGTGCGTTACCCTCGCCCTAAATCCATCAAGGAGACGGCAATCACAGCTTGTGAATGCAGCAACTTCTTCACGACGTAGACCTACTTTTATTAGTTCCCCTTTTTCATCGCGGGCACCATCATAGGTTTGCGCCATTACTTGTGAAATTCCATTTATTACATCCATTAATTCAGCCATTTAATACCGTCTCCTCAAGTAGTTTGTTCATTCTTTGTTCTTAGATTCTTTAACAGTCTCTAGAGCAACAGCACGAAGCTCTTTTAATAGTTTTGCAACTGCTGCAGCATCTTTACGTAGACGAGTAGCTGCTGAACGGTTTCCCTTATCAACTTTTACGGCGTCTGCTTTACAAGTTTCTAATACTTTTAATACTTCTTCAAGTTTGGTCACTACCATTTGTCATCACCTTCTTTCTTTTTTGCCAAAGGTCTTCACGACCTTCAACATATTTTATATAACATTCATAACAACAATCAAACTTATTTACGTAAACATCATCTTTTAAGCTAAAAGAATAGCGTTTACACTCTATTACCGGACAAACCCTGCTGGTTTTCGTAGTAAATAGTTTTTTCTTTAACAAAAACCCGTTTTCTTCAATTGTTTCTTGATTTTCAGCTTTTTCTGAGATTATTTTCGCTTGTTGCTTGACTTGCTCTATATAATCTTTTTCTTTTTCTTCATTCCAATTTGCTTTTGGATTGTGAATAGCGTTCTCGCCATATTTTTCTTTTACAGCTTTTTCTATTGCTGCGATTTTATCCCAATCTGTACTCATGGGTTTACCTGATTAAGAATAGATACGACACCTATGGTGCCAGCAATTGTGATGGCGCCGCCAACAGCAAGTCCACCAACGAACCAATATAAATTATCACCACTATCACCAATTCTTTGGTATAACTTTTCGTCCTGAACATCTCTTAACCTACTTATATCAGTAAATTTACTTTTTTCATAAGATAATTCATTTCTCAGTAAATTTTTTTCATACTCACATTTTATTTTAATCTGTGTGTACGATGACTCTTGTTGTATTTTGCAAATTTGCTCTGCAGCCTGTTTTTCAGCTATTACTTTTGCTGCTTGTTCTTTTGTAAGAAAGACGCCGTCTTCTGGTGCTGGCTGGTCTTTTGTGAGAGAAACTTGAGCTAATGAGGTAGAGCATAGCAATAACGATGTCATAAAACATAATATTCTCATAGTTTAAATTCTTCTTTCATTTTCTTTGCCAATTCATCTGCAGATTCATCTTTTAATTCTTCAACCAATTGTATCTTTTTTGCATTTACTTTTGCTAAATCTGCGTCTCTTTTGTCTTGTAATTCTTTTGCTCTTTCTTCATATGTTTGGAATTCTTGTTTGTCCTTAGCAGACTTCTTATTGGCTAATTTGTCTATTGTTTTAACTTGATCCTTATAGCCAATAATAATGTCTTTTATTGTATTTGTGACGCCTGCCATTTTAGAATTGTCAATAAATCCTACTACTATAACAAGAACAGTTAAGCCAATTATAGCAAAGATATACCAAAATTTTTTAAACGTCTCTAAGGTTGAATTTAAAAATTTCATTTGTAGTTTTTCTCCGAAAGTATTTCTATTAAAATGGAAACTACGCCGATCAATATTATACCGGCGTAGAACCAACTTTTAATTTTAAGTAACCAGCTATACTTGCTGACCACCTTTTTTGATTTTTGCATATTCCAACATAAAGCTGGAGGCAGCTTGAGAACCGATATAAATTATACTTATCTGCATCCAGTCTTCTCCAGTTATGAAGTGTAAAGGAACACCGATTGTTGCAACAAGCCAAACTAAAAGTTTTCTGCTTACTGCCTTTCCTACTAGTTTATCTAGTATTTCTTGTTTATATCTTGCCATATCCACTTAAGCCTCCACGTGCGCATAACCATCAACATTGTCAATGGTTATTTGTAGATCAGCAACGTCTTTTAATTCTGGTAAGTGAGAAATAAGTATGATTGTCTTGAAGTGTGATTTCAACATATCAATTATACGCATAAAGCCTTCCATATTTTCCTCGTCAAGAGCCGTTGCTGGTTCATCTAATATAAATACATCTCCGACAGGTAATGATGTTATTTTAGTTAAAGCAAGACGAATAGCCATAGCAGCAAGACTCTTTTCAGCACCTGAACAAAGTTCAAGTGGACGTGCATCATATTTTGGATGTTTGATTAGGATATCTAATTTCTTTCCGTCGTCCTCAAAAAAGATTTCAAAATTAACTATATTTGATAGAATTTTTGCAATCTCTTCATTTATTACTGGTAGCTTCTTTCTAATAACATCATAGCTGATACCGTTACTGTGCATTGCTTTTTCAAACATAGCGATTGCAGTGTACTCATCTCTTAATCTTAGAAGCTCACTTTTTGAATCCTGTAAGTCTGCGTATTTTTGTTCTAATGAGCCATAGTCCCGATGTAATTTTATAATGCTAGCTTCACATTCAGACAAGTTCTTTGCAAGTTCGGTTTTTTCTGTCAATAATTGTTGCTTTTTATGACTTAAATCTTTTAATATTAAAGCAGTTTCTTCATTCTTGTAATAATCTTCAATTTTCTTTTCTAATTTCTCAATTAAATTTTGAGAAATAATAATTTTACCATTTAGTTTCTCAGATTCCAATTTTTTATTAGAAATGATTGTTTCCATGTTCCGGATTTTTTCCAGAATAAGATTACGCGTTGAAATTGATTTTTCTATCTCGTCTGGATTTAGCTTCTCAATCTCTTTTTCAAGTTGTTGCTTTTTGTTACTTGAAATTTTTACAAGTTCATTTTTCTTTTCCAGGCCATCTTTTTTAGTAAAAGCATCAGTCAAGAATTTACAAGTTGGAAAACTATCACCACAAGGTACTTCATCAAGAATTTTGATAGCCATTTGATCGCGTAAGATATCTTTTTCAATATCAGTTATTTCACGTAATGCTTTTTCTAGTTCTTTGCTCTTATCTGCCAGCATTTGCTTATTTTTATTAAGTTCGTCAACTTTTATATCAGAGATAAGTTTAGCGGCATTTTCTAATGCCACTTGCTTTTCTTCAACAAATTTTGTGTTTGTGCTAATAGTTTTTTGCCACCCTACAATATCTTCTTCTATTTTATTTAAAGAAGATTTTACAAGATCAATATCAACTACTTCTATTTTTGGAAAAGAAGCAATTTCAAGATTAATATGATTGACACTATCTGATAGCTTTAATATATCTTCTTTTAATTCTTCACACTCATGAGTTTGCGATTCTGCTTGCTTTTTAGCTTCTGAAGCGCGAATAAGTGTTTCTGCAATTTCTTTGTCAAAATCTTTGCTCTCAAGACGTTTTAGTGCTGACTTGAGTTCAGTGGCGTCATTGTTTGATAGTTTATACTTCTTGGCAAAAAGCTCAAGGTCAAGAAATTTTCCAAGAATTTCTTTACGACGAGTTGAACCTTCGTTAATAAAGTCAAGAGAGCCCATTTGTGAAGCCATGGAGGTAAAAAGAAAATCTTCTAATGTTCCAAACAGTTTACGAACGTTCTTGTCTGTTTCATTACGATCAAGGCCGTTTAAATTACCTTTTTCATATGTAATACAATCTTCCTGTTCATTCGCATCACAAACAGAAAATGAAACATCTGTTTTTGCTTCAAGTGTTTCTTCGCCTGCAAGTTTCTTGAGATACTTCTCGGCAGTTCTTTCAATGATATAAAGTTTATCATCAATAGAAATTTGAACTTCTGATTTAGCACTCTGCTGATTTTGATTAATGATGTTTACATTTTTACGAACGTTTTTGCTCGTTGAGTTTTGAATTGCCCAAAGTAAGCTATCAATGATGCTTGATTTGCCTGAGAAGTTTTTACCGAAAATACCGACGACACCTTCTAGCTTGTCAAAATCAACTTTATTATTAGTTCCATAATTAAAAAGATTATCCCACTTAATAGACTTAAGTGACCAACGAATATTACGAGAAACCTCTTCGTTCTCTTCGGCGGTAGTATTATACTTCTTATTAATCTCAAACACTTTTTGCAAAACTTCTTCTTTTGGATTAAAATCTTTAAGATATTCACGTAATAGTTTTTCTTGCGTTTGTATATTACGCAAATCTTCTGTATCAATCTTTTTGATTGTATCGCTAATATCAATTCTTTCTGTGGCCTTATTTAAGAAGGTTACACTTTCTGGAATAAATTTAACCTTGATTACATCAATTGACTTACGAATGTCACTTACAGAAAGATTATGCTCGCAAACAACACGAATGCGTGCGTCTGGCTTAATTTGCAAGCTTTCATCAAATTTACCAGCTTCGTTAAGTTTAATTGTCACAAATGGGCGAGGATGCGGAATGACAATGTGGCGAACATCAAACTTATTTTTATCTTCAATTTCCCAGATTAGGAAACCCTTGTCATCAGTTTCTCCATGGTTCTGTTGAATAGTTGAACCTGGATAACGAACGCGACCTTCTGTATCAACAATTTGATTAGTCTTATGGATATCTCCAAGCAAAGCATAATCAAATTCTGCAAAGATAGAAAGTTCATGGTCTGAATGTTCAAGTGTATAACCGATGTCAGTTGACACACCGGCAATCGCTCCATGATAAAGAGCGATATTAATACGGTTTGTATCGCTTGGTTTAACCCATTTGTCTTCGTCAATCAGCGAAAGAACATTAAAAGCAAGTTTGTCATTAATGATTCTTTCTCCTGAGTACTTCCAAAGAAGTAAATTTGGATGATTTAGAGCATTAATGATTGGAGTGATACTATCTTGCCGAGTATCATTCTTTAAATTTGTATCATGATTACCAAGAATCACATACGTTGGTGAAATATCTGCAAGTTCTTTGAGAAACCAAGAACACATTTCCACAAATTCTGGTGAGATTTGATTTTTTGTGTGCGCAATATCGCCAGTATGAACAATGTAATCGGGCTTTTCTTCTCTGAGAGAAGAGAAGATTTTATTGAATACTTCACGATATTCTTCGTGATACTTTAAGTTTCGAATATGTGTGTCACTAATTTGTGCGATCTTAATCATTTTACATCCATTTCTACAATAGAAAAATTACGTGAATTTGCTTGCTTGTTTATAAAACTTTCTGCTTCTTCTTTTCTTCTAAAACAACCCACTAAATCAGTGTTGCTGTACCAAACTTCTATTACAACATATACTTTCATGCTATTCCTTGTAATTGGTATTTAAATAAACTATCTGTGGTCATGGGAATTGCAGAACTTTTTCTTTCTGCGAATTCGTCCTTGGTCATGCTGCCAACATCTTGGAAGCCCCTTACATCAATTTTGTAAAGTTCAATTCCATATTGTAACATATCTCTAATTAAATTTTTTGCTTTTTTCTCCGCATCCGGATCTAGAGCAACGTATATTGGCGTATCATGTTTTGCTACTTCCTGGAACAATCTACTTGTTTCTGGCAAGGTTGAACCAAGAAGTGGTATTGCATTTCCAATAACAATAGCGTCAAATACCCCTTCTGTCAAGGTTAAATCGCTATCCCAATCAACATAAAGTTCATTAAAGATTATTGAATTTTTATGTAATTGAGGATTTTTATACTTCATCCAATCATCACGGTAAGAACGGCCAATAAAATAATTTATTCTTCCTTCAAGGTTGAAGCTTGGAACAATGATACGTCCAGCATATTCTCCATCTGGGCAATACCCAATCTTCCATTTCAGAATATCTTGTTTACTTACTCCGCGTTCATACAAATAGCGGATCGCAACATTATTTGAAGAATTATGTTTACCAGTTAAGGTAATAAATTCTTTAGGGAGATTAAGCAGTGTTTCAGGTGCTTCTTGTTGTCCAAATAAAGTATCTGCAAGAGAAGTGGAAGACAAATCAATTTTGTCATCATACATAGCCCACTCTTGTTTGTGTTTAAACGAACCATAACGCTTCACCAGCCTTGTTAGAGAAGTTCCCGTAAAGTTACATACCCAACATTTAAAAACGTTTTTACGCAGATTACAGGAGAGTTTATTTTTTGAAGAATTCTCACATTTAGGACAAGAGAATAAAAGTTCTTCTCCTTGTTTTTGATAAGTCCCAAATATGTCAATTAGTATTTTTTCCTTGTAAATTTGTGTCATTTAAATATTTCCAAGTATTTCCGGATATTATGCTGTGTATATTACTTTTTGATATTTTAAAAATTTCTGCCAATTTTCGCGTTGAATGGTTGCCTGTTTCATATAGAGAAATAATTTCTTTTACAATTTCTTCAGTTATCTTAGAGTTTCTACCTCTACTTTTAATTCCTATGTTTTTTCTGTGTTCGTGTGAAAGTTTTAAGCCTTTTTTTGATTCACTTAGTTTTTGCTTGTGTTGTTGTGTAAAATTTCTCGTTAAACCTGTTTGTGCTTGGCTTAAATTCTTTCTATGCTCCTCTGAAAACTTTTTTCCTTTCTTTCCATTACTGACTGCCTTCTTGTGTTCGTTGGAAAGACATTTGCCAGAATGAGATTGACTCATTTTTCTTTTCGTTTCTTCTGTTGTAATTTTTCCTTTATTTGCTAAAGATATTTTTTTTCTTGTTTCTTCTGTAAATAAATTAAGCGGACTTCCTGCTATGTTTGCTATATTATAGCCATTTTCTGGTTGATACACTTTCTTTTCATCTAGCCATTTTTGTTCCTCAATTATCAAAAAATCAACTTCTGTTTCTTGCAATATTTCAAATACAAAACTATTTTGCCCATATTTATTCCATGCATTTTGCAACAAAAAAGAATGATGTTTATTATTTTTTAACTTCCAAATATGGTATCTAAATCTTTTTGCAATATTTACAGACGAACCAATATACATTTTATTGTTTACTATATTTTTGATGCAGTAAATTCCACTAATTATTTTCATACTAGTAATTAGTATCTGGCTTTGGTTTATGATGTTTACATTTTGGGCAATAAAAAAGCAACTCCCCGCCAGAATGATGGGGAGTGCCAAGAATTTCATTTAAGATCTGTTCTTTTTTCT